TTCATATCCCACACGATCTCCATCATCATCCCACCAACGCTTTGGTTTCTCGGATGACTTCTTCTCAACCAGATTCTGATTAAACTCTCTCCAGGTCTTCATTATCGCCAAAAAATTTCGTCTTATGCTTTATTTATACGCTTTCCCACCTTTGACAATATATCTCTTATTGACTTTTAATGCACCAGGAGTCATCTTGGCAACATAATTAAAGAATCCTTTTGTACCAACAAGAGTATTCGGATGAGTCTTATCACGCATGAGTTTGTCCATCTTGACTTCACTATACTCTTTAAGATCTCTCAACCAAGACTTAAACATGATACCATTCTCAGTTACACAAATAATATAATTTGTTCCCCTACGAGTAACCTTACCAACAAGTCCAGTGTTTAAGTTTTCAACAACATCACCAATGTTAAAAATTTCTCCATTCATATAAGATTCACGCAATGCTTCTGGATCAAACTTTGGAGCAATTTCCCACAGTTCGGATTCTTCTTTAATATTCATTGCCTTACGAACTGTATTATACAGTTCACGCTTTTGCATCATTTTCATAGTGTTTGGTACACCACGGGCAAATGCAGCGTAGTCACCACTTGCAGCATAAGACCTCAGTTTTGATGCGGACATTCCAGAGACATCATCAGCATCAGGATCACGAGTACCACCAGAAAGAACTATGATGTTCTCAAAGTTATACATCTCAGAACCATTGTATTTCTGAGCAAGACCTTGGAATTCAGAAAGACGATCCTGTCCAACCATAATACTCACATTCTTATAACCAGCATTGTACGCACTGGTCAGAACGTCAAAGATAGTTTTTGAACCAGCATCATCCTGAATCTGCTCCTCATAGTTGGGGAACATCTGCTTCATGAAATTGATCTTGGTCTTGGGATCTAGTGGATTCTTCTTCTTATCCTGAGTCCTACTTGGATATACCTTGAGTTCAAAGTTAGTTCTCTTTGCTTCTCGTGCAGCAGCATTCAGAAGTTTCTCATGACCCACAGTTGGGGGATTAAAACGACCAAAGACAACCACAAGACCATCAGACTTTACCTTTTCTTGCTCTGGTTTCTTTTGGATTTTCCTTGGTTGAACCTCAACCTTCTTCTGAGTCTGTTGGGTTTCAGTTGCTTTAGGTGATTGCTTTCCACTAAAAACCTTCAACTTACCACTTACAGTTTTCGCTACAAGTTTTCCTTGAGCATCATACCAGTCACCATGACCATTTCCAGTCAGACCCATGTTCTTCGCTTGCATTGAAGCAGAAGTTTCTACAGCCTCTGTAACGAACTGCTTGAAATTCTTCATAATTTTTATCGTGGTAATTAGTTACACCAATATACACTATTTATCCCACTGCTTTTGTACAGTGAAATTAGCATAGGAAAACTGACGACGATTGACAAGTTTGTAAGTTCCGAACTGATTGCTCATCACATAACCCTCATGAGTGGTTGGTTCGTCACCGATAAAGCATTGAACGTCTTCTTTGGATTCTACACCCTCCATCAGCAGATGCTTGATGTATGTAAAGAGTTTGTAAATAAACGTCAGTCGTTTGCCCATGCCAGCACAGGAAATGTCTTTCTGCAAACGAATACAATGATTGACAGACTTCTTCAGTTCTTGTCCTTCTTTTCCTTCAGGTAGTCTAACAAAATTGATAGCCAGATCTGCAATATCAAGAAGGTAATCAATCCGACTGCGACGGGAGGTAAAGGATGCATCTTTCTTCAGAAACTTAACACGGAATGGTTCTTCATTAATACAAAAAGGAGTATCAAAGGATGCTTGCATTTCCTTGAGAGTGGAACCATCGTATGCAGTATGAGCGGCAAACACAATTGACTTATAGTTTGCACTTGGAAACTTGTAAGTAATAGTATTGGGAGTATAGGTATCAGTGCCACCAAATCCAATGAAGTCACCTTGATACACCCCATGAAGTTTGGGGAGATTATCCAAACAAGAATGAAGAACAGAAGCAAGTGATGGTTTGTCACCATGATTGACTTCAATGTCATGATGAGTGTAGTTGACTTTCACTTTAACTTTGTTGAATACACTTTTGGTGCCAACAAAGAACTTACCGTTCTCTGGGTTCATACCCCAAACGATAGCGGGTGCTCCATCCCACTTGACAGAGAGAGTACTGTTTTTCTCACGGAAAAACTTGATGACTTGACGAGCACCATCCAACCCTCCGTTGAGGATAGCGTCTTCGGGATGCTCAAGGTGTGTGTTTTTCATGATGTCATTATAGCATCTGGAGAATCGTGCTGTGATTCTGGTGGACACTTTCAAAATTGACTATGGAGAATAGCGGACTTGAACCGCTGACATCCTGCTTGCAAAGCAGGCGCTCTACCAACTGAGCTAATTCCCCAAAGCGGAAAGGGTGGGATTCGAACCCACGGAGGCTTTCACCTCGCTAGTTTTCAAGACTAGAGCCTTAAACCACTCGACCACCTTTCCGTGTATAGATCACATTATACATGATAAAATTTAATCTGTCAATTATCTCATGCTTGGATTTCTTTCTGCTGCACTCAGTGAAGGATGACCATACTTATCATCACCTTCTCTTTCTTGCCTTTGCTTCGCTTGTTGGCGCCGCATCTTTGCACTCTTCTGATCTTCTAAATTGGAATCACGAGTTGTTTGTGCTTTTGCAGTGGAAGATCTACCCTTTCCCTTTGCTTGCAACTTGTAAAAAAGTTTAGTTGATTCTTCAACCTTAACCTCAACTTCTTCTTTCTTCATCTTCTTTTTCTGCCACGAATCAAGAGCATCTACAGGAGTTCCACCTTTAGCGATAACTTCTTTCTTATGCGCTTGGAAAGCAGCAGTTGATGATGCCATTCTTTCTCTTGCTCTTTGGGCATCTGCTGCTTTTTGTTGTACTCTCTGCTTGCTAATCGCATCAATTTTTTTGACATTTGGATGAAGTTCTTCACCAATCTCAACTTCTTCTTTTGTGGTTCCATACTTAACCTCTGGTCTATCATCACCAGTAGGAATTACTTTATACCTATAACCACCATACTCCTGATCAAGATTATCTGCTTTAGTTCTAGCTCTTTTTTTATTTTTCATTTCCTTACCAACATTCACTTTATCTCTCATATCATAAACTTGGAAAGGTGCTTCAGAAAGTTCAACTTCTTCCTTCTTTAAGGATTGAATGTCCTTCTTTGCTTTCTCAACACCTGCTTTGATTGCAGCAGATCCTGCTTTCTTAACTGCTTGTCCAACTTTAGATTCACCAGCACGACGACCTGCCTCATGAGTTACTGCAGCGGCCTTTGCAACAGTCTTACCAGTTTCCTTAGCAAGTTCCATTGCTTTTCTGTGACGCTCCATACCCGACTGGTATGCTTTCACTGCACCAAAGACACCTCTTGCGATTGCATCTCTAACTGGTTTCTTCTCAGGTTGCTTTGCCTTAGCAGTTTCAACTGCTTTGGTTCCCTTGTCTACAGAGATCTCTCTCTTTGCTCTCTTTGCCTTCTCTTTAGCATCAATCTCTGCTTTCACTTCTTCATAAGACTTTCCACCCTTTCTTCTCTTTGCTGCTCTTGCTTCAGTGAGAAGTTCTTGATCTGAGAAGTATTCAACAAACTCAACGAACTTTTCAAGACCAACTTCTTGAATGATCATCTCAAGACCATCTTCATTGATGCCTTCAGAGAAGAAATAGTCTACTGCTGGATTGATATCAACTTCTTCTTTCACTTTCTTCATCTTTTCATGTGTTTTCTTGAGGATTCTTTGCTTGGCATCATATGCTGCCTTGTTAGGACCATCCTGTGCCATTTCACCTTCTATTTTAGCACTCAATCTAGCGACTAATTCCGCTGGGGCACGTCTCGTGTCAACTTCTTCATCCATTTTTCCCTTAACGGTTTTAGAACCAATAACACCCTGCTTATTTCCTTCCTTATCAATTTTTACACGAAAAGTAGTTCTGCTCCCATCTTTGTTTTGATATATTTTATCCTGATACCCTAATTCTTTTTGAATACTCCTGGCAATGGGAACCTTTGGGAATGCCTCATCAACGTGCTCAACTTCTTCCTTCTTGAACTGAGGGTGATCATCCAGTTTCATACCACGCTTTTTCTCAAGCTTTGCTTTTTTCTCTGCAGTTTCCTCTGGAGTAGAACGAGGTCCTGGATTATTCAGCAAATTCATTCTTGCTGCATGTTTACTAAGATCAGAATACTTATCCTCGCCCAATGCCTTTTTTCTCATGTCTTGGGTACGACCAGGCAATGATGGACCTTTACCCCTCTTGCTTAAGATCTTTGGTGCATTTGGTTGACCAGAATCTGCTGCATCTTCAATCTTTTTGTCTCTCTCCGTTCTCGTCTTACGATTGGGATCAATAGGATGATTAAAATTAACTCCTTCGCCCATCGCTTGCTTACGGATAGTAGCGAAGTAAATCTTTTCTCCTTCCTCTTTACCATACTGATTAATCATATTCTGCTTCATTGCAGAATCATCATACTTACCTTTCAGTTTGGTTTCTTTTTTCTTTTCACTTTTGGTCATCTTTCTTTCATAGATCTGAATCAAGAGACTTTCATCAAGTTTAAGAATAACATCATCAACACTATTCTCATCATATGCAAATCCTTCTTCAATCAGATAGTCAGAAATTAAATTGTAGAATTCCATGTCTTCGCTCTTAGTTCCCCAATTTTTTGCGCCAACTTTGCGGCATTTGACTAACGCTCCAGAAGCATAAGCAGAAGGCCAAACAGAATAACGTGACTTTACCTTATGGTAACAGGCATCCTTTTTTCCTTCTTTCTTTGCCATTACTATAATCTTAGTTTCCTATTTTGTATTTATAAAAAAAGAGGAGTCCTAAGACTCCTCCAAAACTGTCTTCTATTTAAAGAATATCATCTACCAAGTTGCTTCTTTTCATTAGGAGTCAAAGCACCTCTTTGAGCACCTCTTGCTGCTTGCTTTGCTTTTACTTTAGGATCATCAGACTTGTGACCATAACCATGGAGACCAGGAGAAGCAGAAGCAGTCTTACGGAAATCACCTCTTTGTGATCTGGCAAGTTTTTCTCTTGCTGCTTTCTTTGCACTATCACCATAGGTTGGTTTATCTGCAAGCGCAGTTGCTCTATCTGCTGCTTCTCCACCACCTGCTGGTTTGCGTAACTTAGTTTCATCATAACCACGCTTTGCCATTGCAGTTGCTTCATCAAGAAGTTGAAGTTGTGATTCGCAAATGTCATCAACAAGTTCAGATGACAGTTTTGCCATCAGTGTAGTTGCTCCACCAAAATCGGAAGCAAATCCCTCATCAATCATATATGCTGCAACCAGATCAAAGGTATCAAGTTCTCCACCTTCTTCCTTGAGTCTTCTCGCCAGATTCAGAAGAGCACCTCTTGCACTTCTCTTTACACCCTTCTTCACTTCTTTTACTTTTTCACCTGCTGCCGCTGCAACTCTTCCTGGTTTAGAAGCAACTCTCTGTTTGATATCTGCTGCAACTTCACCTCTAACTGATCTTCTCGTTTCTGGATCGTTTGATCTCAGTTTCAAACCAGGACCTGGTCCACCAAGTCCTCTCTTAGCAGCATACTTACCAATCTGAGGATCAACAACGTCTCTTACTTTTTGCTTTACCTTACCTTTGACATTCGCTACAATCGCTGCCTTTGCCTTATCTCTTACAGATTTGTGCTGAGTATGAATCTGTGAACTGTTAAGAGTTTGCCCTTTCTTGCCTTTAAGTTCCGTACCAGTTGCTTTAAGTGCTGCCTTTGCAACTGCACCCTTTGCTTGGTTGGTCGTTCTCTTAACAGATTCTCCTGCTTCCGTAGCCTTTTCCTTTACCTTAGAAATGCCAGACTTAACAGATGCCTTTACTTTCTCAACTCTTTCCTTTCTTGCTTCTGCCTTTGCTTTTCTAGCATCTTCTGCCTTTTTCGCTTCAACTCCCTTAGTAATCTGTGCATCATGTGCCGCTTGCTGAGCCTTGAACTTAGCTCGCATTTCCTTCTGCTTGTCAGTCATACGTGCTTCAGAGAAGAAGTCATCTTCAATATCTTCTTCCAATGCTTCTTCAATTTCTTCAATAGTAAAACCTTCCTCAAGAAGAGATTCAATTGCTTCTTCAGCAACTAAATCCAGTTCTTCCTGAGAAAGGTCTTCAATACCAAATTCTTCTTCTACTACTTCTTCTTTTAAGTAGATTGATTGGTATGCCTTAGCAATTTCTTGGAGGTTCATTGTAACTGTTTTTGACTTTATATTTATTTATTTATAATTTGCCTCCAACTTCACCAACATAAGATTTAGTTTCTGTCCATCCCTCTTGTTGTCCTTTAAGATAAAAACGAGTAGCAATGATACACTGGTCTTCAGTGAGAGCAGAAACTAAACCCTTATCATCTTTGTCAAAACTATGCCAGAGGAATCGTGCTTTCACAACATAAAAGGCATCATCAATCAGTTTCATCAATCTTTTGTTTCTGGATGATAATCATGAGGACGATTGACTCGGTTATTAACTACAGTGTTATGAAGTTGCTTGAGTGCTTTGACGGTCTCAGGAGTTTCTTCCCAAGTCCATACATCTCCAGTCTTTCCAGTAAATGTGCGTTGTGTCATTTTAATTCTCAGTCAATAAATTCAAATGGAATATCACCGTTTTTCAAAACTATTACTTCCTTTTCAGGAAATATTTGTTTCAGTTCGGCTATTGCATCGTCCAGTTTTTCTTGTAGCATTGGATTAGTTTCCAGTGCCTCTTTTGTAAATGGGGTTCTAACTAAAATACGAGTCATCGATCATTCTCCGCACGATTTTCAGAAAAGTAAACATCAAAGGCACCTTCGGGGTAACGCCTCTCAAGTTTCTTGACGTTAGTGGCAATCACATCGTCGAAGGAAACTTCAAGTGCCATGCAGGCTTGAGCAACATACCACATAAGATCACCGAGTTCAATAATAAGATGCTCACGGTTATCATTGTTCCAAGGTTTTCCTTGGAAAACCATCTTCTTGATGATTTCAAGGAACTCCCCACCTTCAGCATTAATACCAACGCCCGCAGTAAGTAGTCGCTCAATATTGGCACCTTTCTGGTCAAGGGCAACAAGGCGGTCGGAAAGAGCGAGAAAATCAGTAGAGGCATCGCTAGTAACCGCATCAACAAATTTTTGATAGCGTTCAAAATCAATATGTTTAGTCATAATTGTAGTGGTTCTTGTTGAATATCAGGAAGTTTTTGTTGAAGAGGAATCTCTCGACCCCCTATAGCAATTGAAGGAAGTTCATACTTAAGTGGTGAAATTTCAAAAGTTTCCTTCCATTCAAGACGATTGGACTTATAAGTGCCTTTACGGCACTCTGCCAACCATTTGGCATCTTTTTCGTTTCCACAGTCAGCAATTTTTTTGCCATTACTGTCGAATACAGTGTAGTACATCATTAAAATTTCAAAGCAGCGAACTTTTTGGCAAACTTATCATCTTGGTTATTATACTCTTCTTCTTGTCCACTGTCAAGAATGTCGTTCTGTGCTGACTGTTCACAATCATAAAGACGCATCTTAGCACGATCAATACCAAGAACAAACCTCTTATTCATGGTCGGGTCATTATAACGATTCTTCAATTGCTTCACCATAATTTGTCCCAAGTTCTCAAGCTCTTCTGTAGAAATAAGGGCAAACATAAGATCAGCAGTAGCAGGCAAACCAAAGGATTCACTAGTATCAGTGAGTTCAACGTCGCTGCTACCATAACCAGAACGAGTGGTCTGCGTGGCAGAAACGATAGGGACGTTTGCTTCAACAGCCAACCCTCTAAGTTCTTCAGCAATTGCTTTGATATAAGAATATGAATTGACAGACATACCCGACTTATAGCGGGAGGAAGCACATATATTAAGGTAATCAATGAAAATAATATCAGGTCTAAATGACTTCTTAAGTGCAAGTTCATTAATAAGTGACTTAAAGTGTCCACTGTGTGCAGATGCTGTAGGATATTCTTTAATTATAAGAGTACCCTGAGTCTTCTTAGAAATGTTATTAACCTTAGTCTCAAACATTGCCTTAGGAAGATTTGCAATCTCTTGAATATTGACATTCAAAAGATTCGCATCAATGCGTTCTGCAATCTTTTCCTCTGCCATCTCCAGTGTAATATACAGAACGTTCTTACCTTGAAGCAAGCAAGAAGAAGCAAGATGACACATGAATAGAGACTTGCCAACACCAGTGCCTGCAAGAGCAATGTTGAGAGTCTTATTAGGAAGTCCGCCCTTTGTAATCTTGTTGAAGAATTCCAGATCAAAAGGAATCTTGTCTTCGGTTTGATGGTAGAAGTCGTATCTTTCTTCATAGTCATGAAGATAATCGTGACCTACATTATTATCAAAACTTACGGCAAGTGCATCAGACAGAATAGAAGGAATGGCATCTCTGCTTTTCTTCTCACTGTTCCCATCCGCAATGCTAATAGATTCAACCAATGCTAGGTATATAGCACGATCTCGGCACCACTTCTCTGCGGTATCAAGCAACCATTGATTATCATTGGGACTATCTTCAAGTACAGTCACGTACTCACAGATCTTCTTAAAGACATCATCACTCAAATCAGTTCGCTTCTCTGATTCAATCAGGACTACTTCTTTGCTTGGTAGACTGTTGTACTTTACAATAAACTTAGCAATCTCCTCAAAGATTACCTTTTCGTGATAGTTATCAAAATACTCTCCACGGATAAAAGGTAAAACCTTCCGTGAAAAATCCTCATTGAAAATAAGGTTTTTGATTACTGTCGTTTCAACCTTTTCCATCATTTGTAATGCAAGTATGTACTGAGGATGTACTTTGGTTCATCAACAGGTGGTTCTCCCCTATGTGGAAATAACCACAGGGGTGGGAAGACGACCAGTTTACCCTGTTTGGGATCAATTGTCAACTCATTAAAAACTGTTTTTCCGCCAGAGTCAACATCATTCAGATACCACATGAATGATAGAAATCTTCTGGAGGATGCGTAGTCCTGTACATCCACATGAGTATCAAACATGTCTTCCCCTCCAGGATTATACTTTTTAATCCTGAACTGTTCAAGGGCGTGTGAATTGGGGAAGACTCTCTTGTCTACAAATTCATAGTAATCATTTCTATACTGAAACGTTTTCTCAATCAAATGATTATGCAAGTCATCATAATCAGAAGAATTTGCAGTTAAATTAAATTGAGTGAATGATGGTCTCTTTTGTTCATCAATTCTTTCATGTTTTTTTGAATTTGATTCATAGATTTGAATCAAAGCATTACAGACATCATAATCTAGAGCACCATCATAAACTCTCACAAAGTCATCAAGGAGCACCATAACTAAATTCGCTTTGTGCAATCTTGTCTAACTTTTCCATCACTTCTGGAGTGAAATAAACTTCGGGCTCTTTGAGAATTGCTTTAGCATAGACTTTTTTGCCGTCGATCTCATAACGTCCTGCGACGTTTTTCCAGAGACCGCCAATCTCACCGAGTTCAAGAAGACCATAATAACGATCAAGGCCACGCTCATCGTAAAACAGACGTACCTCCACATCTTTGTTCTCCTTACTTAAACGCGACTTAGCAGTCTTTGCTTTGATAATGTTTCCGACGATTTCCGTTCCATCCTTTTCTTTCTTCTTAGATAGGTAAATGATGGTACTAGCAGCGTACTTAAGACCAGAACCACCGCCCATCTCCTTAGTAGGAACATAAGAACCGATAACGTCATAGGTGTGATTGGTAACGATCATGGGGATGTTCGCTTGACCCAACTTGAGAGTGATCATACGGAATGCACCTTTGACCAATTGGGATTTGGTCATGTCACGAACTTGTTTGTCGTTGAGTGCGTCGTTAATCTCCTTCTCAGTGGAAAGCATACCTAAAGAGTCTAACACAAACATACAAGGTTTGCGTTCACCTTCAGGTTTTTTTAAGTATAGGTCTACTGCCTTTAACGCTTTACCACGGAAGTCTTCAATCGTAACTACATTGACGACAACTAACCGAGTGAGGTCAATACCCCTAGATTCAAGAAGGGATTTGTTAATAGCAGCCTCAGTGTCAAAATAGAGGCAGTAACCATCAGGGT